ACTCTTTCCGACGGCGGGAAAACCGCGGGAGGGGGTTCAGACGAGACCGCCAGGCGCGCACACGCGCGAAAATCTCGAATCGCGCGGCGCGGGCGCAAACGACGCGGGCGCGCAAAGACTCAAACCATCTGAGGCTCTGCCGGGCGCAGTTCAGCTCGGCGGCATTGGGAACCACCGCCGGTGCCCGGAGTCATTCATCCTCCTTTTTTGACTGGGCGCAGCGTTTATGCGCTGCGTCTGGCAGAGTCTCAGAGAAAGGAAGTTACCCACATGGCGCGGGAAGACATGATCCGGCAGGACATGCAGCTTGTCGGCACGTACAACGCTATATTTGAGCCGACGATCAAGCAGCTGGCGAAGACGGAGCGTGAGCTCTCCCGCGCCGAGAAGGAGTGGAAGAAGCAAGGAGGACAGCGGATCTGCACGATGGTCAACAAGACCGGCGCGGAGTACACGGCCAAGAGTCCGTACTGGACGGCGGTCGAGGATCTTCGCGCGACGGTGCAGGGACTTCGCAACCAGCTTGGGCTTACGCCGACGGGGCTTAACAAGGCGCGCGCCAAGAACGTCCCGATGGGCGGCACGAGCAAGCTCGAGCAGCTGCTGGCCGAGGCGAAAAGCCACGCCGAAGAGCACGCTGCGCAGTACCAGCGCGAGGTCGACCGCTTTGTCGAGTCGGTCCTCTCCGGAGAAGCAGGGCTCTGCGAGGACGCAGTGCTCGCGTGCCGCCGGTACGTGTCAGACTTGGACACCGGCAAGTGGGAGTTCCGGGCAGAGCCTGCCAACGAGATTATCGCCATCATCGAGACGATGATCTGCCACCAGCAGGGCGAATTCTTAGACGCGACGCCCCTGCGTGGCACGCCGTTTCTGCTCCTGCCGTATCACAAGTTCATTGTCTACAACATCATGGGATTTTATATCCCCGACACAAAGATCCGGCGCTTCAAGGAAGCTGTGGACTTCATCCCGCGAAAAAACGTCAAGACCACCTTCGCGGCGGCGCTCGCCTTCGCCCTGGCACTCTACGAGAGGGCGTCTGGCTCAAAGGTGTATGAGGTCGGCGGCGCGCTCAAGCAGGCGCTCGAAGGCTTTGATTTCCTGAAATACAACTGCGCGCGCCTCGGCGTGACCGTGAAGGACGAGCCGGAAACGGGCCTTCGGATCATCGACAACAACATGGAACGATCGATCTCCGGAGACGTCGGCGACGGTATGATCTCCATCAACGCCCTGGCAGCCAACCCCGACAAGCAGGACTCCTTCAACTGCAACATCGTTATTGCCGACGAAGCGCACACCTACAAAAGCCCGCAGCAGTATCAGATTTTGAAAGACGCGACGAAGGCTTACACAAACAAGCTCGTAATCATCATCTCGTCTAACGGCCCGAACGCGCGGGGATTTCTCCTCGGGCATCTGGAGCTTTGCCGGAAGATCCTCCGCGGCACGGTCACGGGCGACTACGCAGACACGATCTTCTGCTTTCTTTGCTCCGCGCCGACGAAGGAAAACGGCGACGTCGATCTTCTCGACCCGGCTGTATTGAAGGCGGCAAGCCCCGGCTGGGGCTACTCCATCCGCCCACAGGACATGATCAACGACGCAGCCATCGCCGCCGAAAACCCGATGCTCCGGCCGGAATTTCTCAACAAGTCGCTCAACGTCACGACGAACGCCGTCAAGGCGTGGTTCGATATTCAGGAGTTCCGAAAGTCTGACGAAAAGTATAACTGGACAATCGAAGAGCTCGCAAAGCTCCCAATCCGCTGGTACGGCGGCGCTGACCTGTCTAAAATGCACGACCTGACGGCCTGCTGCCTCTTCGGGCACTACAAGGGCGTGGACATCATCATCCCGCATTGCTGGTTCCCGCGCCCAGCGGCAATCGTCAAGGCGACGCAGGATCAGATTCCGCTTTTCGGCTGGATGGAAGACGGCTGGCTGGACATGACGAACGACAAGGTGACGAACCACTCGGACGTTGTCCGCTGGTTCAAAAAGCGGCGCGCCGAGGGCTTCAAAATCCGCCGCGTCGGGCACGACCCGAAGTTCTGCCGCGAGTACTTTGTGGAGATGCAGAAGGAGCGCTTCCCGATCAAGGCACAGATCCAGCGCTTTACGCTCAAGTCCGAGGGCTTCCGGTACCTGGAAAAGAGCGCGAAGCAGGGCACGCTCTATTACCTGCACGCCGAGCCCTATGAGTACTGCGTGCAGAACGTTGCCGGCATTGAAAAGGCCGACGATATGGTGATGTATGAAAAAATCGCTCCAAACCTGCGCATTGACGTCTTTGACTGCTCGGTCTTTGCCGCCTGCGCATATCTGGAGGACCTGACCGCCAGCGCCAAGGGCGCAGGCTGGTATGAAGCAAGAGAGAAAGGCGGTGATGCCACTTGAAAGTTAAAGTGCAGCGCAGATCCGCGCAGGACGACGCGCTGCGAAAATTCGTGATCGGCGCGGTCGATCAGGACACGCTGGGCGTGCCGGGCTATTGCAGGCTTGCGGACAGCCCGGACGTGTTGGCCGCGATCGGCGGGCTGGCCGACATCGTGTCGAACGCGACCATCCAGCTCATGCAGAACACGCCGGACGGCGATGTGCGCGTGCGGAACGCGCTTTCCCGGTTTATGGATATTTCGCCATGGAGTTTCGGCACGCGCAAGGATTTTGTAAGCGCCATCGTCTGGGCGATGCTCACGAGCTCCAGCGGCACAGCCTTCTTCCTGCCGGTCACGCGGGACGGGCTGCTTCGCGACCTTATCCCAATGCCGGGCGCGCAGGCGATGAGCCCGGACGAAGGCCAGACAGTCTACATCGACTGGCGCGGCAAGCAGTATGACCCCGAGACCGTGCTCCAGTTCCGGCGCTGGGTCGACCCCGACCACCCGTGGCAGGGGCTAGGGCTCCGGATGAGCCTTCTTGACGTGGTGAACTCGCTCCGTCAGGAGCAGGCAACGAAGAAGGGCTTTATGTCCGATAAGTGGAAACCGAGCGTCATTGTGAAGGTGGACGCGCTGGCCGACGAATTTTCCGACCCGGCAGGCCGCCGCCGTCTGATCGACGACTACATCGCGGGATCTAGCGCCGGAGAGCCGTGGATTGTCCCGGCTGACCTCATGGACGTGCAGCAGGTCAAGCCGCTGAGCCTGTCCGATTTAGCCATCAAAGACGGTGTGGAGCTCGACAAAAAGGCCGTCGCCGCGCTCGTCGGCGTCACCCCCTTCATGCTGGGCGTGGGCACATACTCGGACAGCGAGCACAACCACATGATCAAGACGACCGCCACGACGATCGCGAACATCATCTGTCAGGAGCTGACGCGCAAGCTTCTCTATGCGACGGACCTCTATTTCACGATGTCGACGCGCAGGCTCTACAGCTACAGCACCAAGGAGCTGGCAGACGTCTCGTCCAACCTCTACGTGCGCGGCCTTATGACCGGCAACGAGGTGCGCGATTGGGTGGGCCTCAGCCCGAAGGAGGGCCTGAACGAGCTCGTCATTTTGGAAAACTACATCCCGCGCGACATGATCGCAGACCAGAAAAAGCTACACAAGGAGGAGGTGGAGACGGTGGAACCGAATAGACAGCAGCGTCAGGTGCGCTGCATCCCGCAGGCGTTTCAGACGCGCGAAGCCGAGAGCGATCTCTACATCGAAGGCTACTTCGCAGTATTCAACTCGGAGTATCCCCTGTGGGACGATGTGAGCGAGATCATCAAGCCCGGAGCTTTTACAAATTCGATCTCTGGCGACATTCGAGCTCTCATTAACCACGACACGAGCTTAGTTCTCGGCCGGACGAAATCCGGCACGCTGACGCTCAAGCAGGATGAGCGCGGACTCTGGGGCAGCGTGCGTATCAACCGCGACGACGTAGACGCGATGAACCTGTATGCAAGAGTCCAGCGCGGAGACGTCGACCAGTGCTCGTTTGGCTTTGCCATCAAGAGTGAGACCTTCCGCGACCTCGGAAATGGAAAGTACCGCTGGGAGATTGAAGAGGTCGACCCACTGTATGAGGTCAGCGTCTGCACCTTCCCGGCATATGAGCAGACCTCGGTCAGCGCCCGAAAGCGGGATTTTGAGGAAATCGAAAAGCGCCGCCTGGAAACGTGGCGCGCAGAAATGAACAAGAAGTTAGGAGGAAACCCGTAAATGGCAGCACTTAGAGTTTTAGTCCTGAACAGCGAGATCACCGCGCTTCGCGCGCAGCTGACGCCGCTGGAACAGACGAGAGACGGCTTTGCCGCGAGAGAAGAGCAGCTTCGCCAGGCGCTTAGCGAGATCACCGAGACGAGCACCGACGAAGAGCGCAGTGCCGTGTCTGCGGCTGTGGACGCTTTTGAAAACGATCGCAGCGCGAACGCCGCCGAGATTGCCCGTATCCAGGGCGAGATCGACACCCGCAGCGCGGAAATTGCCCGGCTGGAATCCGAGCAGACCCCGCCTCCGGCGAGCAATCCAGCGGTGTCCAACTCTGACACCAGAAACAACGATCACCACGAAAGGAGCTTTGTACCCATGAACAACACCACCGAGCGCCGCTGGTTCGGCCTTACCTACGCCGAGCGCGACGCGCTCATGCAGACCGAGCAGGTCCGCACCTTCCTTCAGAATGTCCGCGAGGCCAGAGCGCAGCAGCGCAGCGTAACCGGCGGCGAGCTGGGTATCCCGGACGGGTTCCTGCCGATTTTGCGGGATCTGACGTATCAGGAATCGAAGTTCCTTCGCTACTGTTTTACGACGACCTTCCGCGGCACGACCCGCCAGAACGTCGCAGGCGTTGCGCCGGAAGCCATCTGGACGGAAATGACCGACGCGCTCAACGAACTCGACATCAACTTCTTGCAGCTCACCATGGACGGCTACATGGTCGGCGGCTATATGGCCGTTCCTAACGCCGTTTTGATGGACGACAGCGACCTTCAGCTCGCGACGAGCATCCTTCAGGCGCTTGCATCGTCCATTGCCAAGGCAATCGACAAGTCCATCTGGTTCGGCACGGGCGAAAAAATGCCGGTCGGCATTATCACGCGTCTGGCTGCAGCGACGAAGCCTGCATGGTGGGGCGCGCAGCAGGGCGAATTCACCGACCTGCATACCAGTCATATTCTCAAGCTTGATCTTGCCGCAAAGACCAGCACAGAGTTCTTCCAGACGCTTGTTGCGGCACTGGCTGTTGCAAAGCCCGACTACTCCAACGGCACAGTCATCTGGACGATGAACCGCAAGACCCACGTGGACATCAAGTCCCGCGCGCTGGCTTACAATTCCGCTGCGGCGATGGTCCCTGGCGTTGGCGACATTATGCCGGTCGTCGGCGGTCAGGTCGTCGAGTGGGAAGTCATGCCGGACAACGAGATCGCGGGCGGCTTCCTTAGCCTGTACCGTTCGGTCGAGCGCGAGGGCACGGTCATCGACTCCAACACCAACGTGCGCTGGCTCCAGAATCAGACCTGCTTCAAGGGCCTCCAGCGCCGCGACGGCAAGCCCGCCATCGGCGAGGCGTTTGTCCTCGTCAACTACGGCAACACCGCGCCCACCACGACCACGACCTTCGGCAAGGACCGCGCGAATACGGCCATCGGCACTCTGATTGTTACCACCGCTGCGGGCTCTGCAAACGGCAAGAGCGTTGTGACTGTCGCGGGCAACGGCTCGGGTGCGCTCAAGTATCAGGTCGGCGGTCAGGCTATCGCGGTTTCCAACGGCGAGACGCTCGGCAAGGGCTGGACGGAGCTGCCCGCGAACAAGACCATTGACGGCACGACCGGTCAGACTGTGACTGTCGTCGAGGTCGACGGCAACGGTCGCGCGATCTCGGTCGGCTCCGGCAGCGTGACCGCGAAGGCTGGCTAAGAAGGGAGGCTCGGTGTATGTCGCTGGACGCGCAGCTCTCTTACTTAACGGTTGACCTCGGAATCCTGCGCTGCACCGAGGCACAGGAGACCTACCTGCGGGGGCTTCTCACACAGGCGGCGGATTTTATCGCGACACGCGGCATTGTGCTCCAGCCGGACTGTGACGCCGACGATATGCTCGCGGCGATGGTGGCAGGCTGGATGTACAAAGCGCGGGCAAACGCGGAAGAAAAGCAGCTGCCGACGTATCTGCGCCGGATGCTCAACGACAAGCTCGCGCAGCAGAAGATGGGAGGCGGCACGGGATGATCTACGACAAGGTGTGCACGGTCTGCGACCTGCTCCCGGCCTCGTCTCCCCTCCAGCGCCGCCTGCGTATCGCCTCGGGCCACTTTTACTGCGAGCGGGAGGTCTACGCTGACCGATTTTATGCCGGGAAGCAAGCCGGTGTGCAGCTTACCCGGATGGTCAGCATCCCCCGCGTCTTCGGCGGCGAGGATATCAAAGCCGAGCAGTTCGTGGTGCTTGAGGACGATCACATTTACCGCATCGACCAGGCGCAGCGGGGCTATGACTCCGACGGCCTGCCGATCACGACGCTTTCGCTCGCAGAGCCGGAGGGCAAGTATGAAATACTCCAAGATTGAGCAGGCGCTCGAGACGGTGCTCCCCGGCGCTGTGTATAAGGTGCAGGCTCCGGAGCACGCGCCGGACGGCTCGCCGCTCACGCGCTACCTCGTTTGGACGCCGACCGGCACGCGCAGCGTGAACGCAGACGGGGTACCCTTTGCAACGGTCGGCCTGTGCGTCGTGACCGTTGCCACGCAGACGGAAGGCGACACGCTGACCGCAGAAGTGCTGCAAGCCTTGGCTAGCGCGCACATCGCCATTGGCCAGAGCGAGCAGTCTTTTGACCAGGAGACGATGACCTACTACTCGGACATTCCCTGTGAGGTGATCTGATGGCGCAGCTTGACATTAGAGAGGCGCAGGACGGCATTCAGGAGGCTGTCCGGCAGCTTCAGAAGGCAGATCTCTTTACCGACGAAAATCTCAAGCCGATTTTGTCCACCGGCACGGAGATCATGCTCAGCAGCGTGAAGTCCGCCTTTGTCCAAGCCGGACACAACAACCGCTCCGAGCGCCGCACCGGCCAGACCTTCCAGCACTTCACGAAGGCGCGGAAGGTCTCGCGCGACAAGCGGGGCGTGCCGTACATGTACGTTACGATCTCCGGCAAGGACAGCCGCGGCCAGCGCTACGGCACAAAGGGCTTTGTCCTCAACTATGGTCGCAGGACCGGCGGCAAGATACCGGCGGACTACTACTGGTCGAACGCCGTGCAGGCGACATGGAAGCGCGTCAACGAAGCCATGACTGACAAGGCAGCAGAAATTATCAACAGCAATCGATGAAAGGAGGCAATCATGCCTGCATTTGATTTACGATACCTGCAAGTCGCAGAGTATAAGAAAAAAACAACCGGCGAAGGCACGGAGTACGGCGCGCCCGTCTCCATGGGCGACGCGATGACCGTAGGCCTTGAGATGCGCTTTGCCGA